GTCAATATAGACTTGCAAAAGCAAATAGGCCTTAGAAAAGAATTTGACGCTCCAGGTGGTGATAAAGCACTGGAAAGATCAGCAAATACTTTATTAAAAACACAGGCTAAAGAAAGAGACAAAGAAAAATTGGATGCTTTAAAGGAGAAAGCTGCAAATCAAAAAGCTCTTATTGAAAACATTAGGCTTAATAAAAATATAGCTGATGCAAACAAAACAGCGGCAGATATACAGTTGCAAGCCGCTAAAATAAATTTAAAAGCTGCAGATCCAGACGGTTCCTCGAGTTTAGAGTTTTTAACACTACCTGAGTTGCGAGAAGAATTATCAAAAACTCAAAGTAGTATACAATCAAGAACAAAAAATCTCAACGAAAGCCTCCTGGACCCAGAGAGCATAAGCAATAAACCTGAATTTAGAGCATTTAGAGAAGAACTAATACTAAAGGATAAGAGACGAGCGGCCGATCTAGAAGCAGCTATAAAAAGTTTAGAGAAAAAACCCACTGGGCAAAAGTTTGATGGTTCTAGTGGTACATCTTTAGATAGATTAGAAAAAGAACTAGCGAATACAAATTCTAAAATTGAAAATTTTCAAGGAAGTAGCCCTGCACTAACAATAGGAGATGTATCTCCAGCTTTCGAAAATTTTTCATCTACAAGACAAGATTTATTAGATCTTGAAACAATTGCTCTAAGAGAATTTGGTATAGCTCTAAAAGACTCAAAAGGTAATTTGACAAACTTTGGAAATCAGTTACTTAAGGAAATAGCTGGTTCTGAACAAAGAAGACAGTCAGCTCTTTTCCAAGCAAAAACTAGCACAGACCCAAGTACGATACTTTCAGGTTTGTCTACATTAAGAAGAGAATCTGTACTTCAATCTACTGGTAGCGTAACAGAAGCTAATGAATCTCAGCTGTTGCTTGAGAAAAAGTTAAGTCTTATTGAGGCTACTACAACAGCCCAAAGAATACAAGCAGAGGAAGAATATAAAATAAATCTTGAGATTTTAAAGGTAAGAGAAGCAATTAATGAACAATCATCTCCAGAAGAAATTGAAGCGGCGATAAAAAGAATTAAAACTCTTTTAGAGGAACCAGATACTTTAGGTCAGGGTTTAGTAAAAGCTCTGGCGGTAGATGGAACAGAAGCATCTAAAAACATAAAAGATACCCTTATAAACGGGGCTGTGAATTTTAGAGACACTTTGATTGATGGTATAATTGACGCAACTCAAAAAGGAGCTGATCTTAAAGATGTTTTATTAGATGCGGCAACGCAATTTTTAAATGAGCTTGCTAAAGCCCAGCTAAAAAACGCCTTCGGATCAGTCTTTAATGCTATAGGAAATATAACAGGAACTATAGGCGGAGCAATCGGAAAAGCTTCTGGAGGCATGATATCTGGAGGTTCTGGAACCAAAGATGATGTTCCAGCAATGTTGATGGGTGGTGAATATGTAGTCAGAAAGAGCGCTGTTCAGAAATACGGCCCAACATTTATGGACAAGATAAATGAGGGTCAGATAGAAAAATTTAATACTGGAGGTCTTGTAGGCGGAAATTTTGCTAATATATTTGGTACTCGTTTAAGACCAAACGAAAGAAATAGATTTGAATCATCTGGTGCTTATGGTAATCCACTTAAGTCTGGGCGTCTTCCTATACAGACTGGAGAGGGTGGTTTCTTTGGTCCTGGTATATTTGGCGGAGGAGCAATTAAAGGAAGAGATGATCTTATAACTTTTGCTGGACAAGGATTTACATCAGGCCTGAGTGATACCAGAGCTTTTGGTGGAGATAGAGGTGGAGGTTTTTCTGCTATTAATTTAGAGCCAGAAAGTATTAGGCTTACTAATTTTGGTAGGGCTAGGAATTCCCCGTTGCAAAATGCAACAAGGGATGCAAAACAGCAAGCTTTTGATGCTTTTGTTCAAGAAAATTCAGAAAGAACTAGACTTAAACTAGAAGAAAAAGAAAGAAAGAAACAGAGAAAAGATGCATTTAAAAATGCAATAATAGGCGCTATTGTTGGTACTGCATTTAATGCTATAGCCCAATCTGCTACAGCTGGCTTCACCAACCAATTTAATGCCACTAGAGTTGAAGGAGGAGGAGCTGGTAACCTGTTCAAATCTTTAGGTGCTGGTTTTAAAGGGATATTTACTGGTGGGCCAATAAAAGGCCTAGATGGAAATTTTGGTGGTCTTGTAAATATATTTAATGAAAAAGGAAGCCTAACTTCAACAAATCTTGGTTCGTTTTTTGATAAGAATCCTACAAGTAAAATAGCCACTCAATACATTGAAAACAATCCAAATAGTCCGTTATCTAAAGAGATAAGAGCTAATAGACTCCTCCAAACAGCTATAGGTAATACTAATAAAGATGATAGTAGTGGATTAAGTAGACAGGCTCTAAGCACGGTTAATGAAATACCTCTAGGTAGAGCTACTGGAGGTTATGTTCCTTCTAGAGCTGGTGTTGACACTGTGCCAACAATGTTGTCTGGTGGAGAGTTTGTTTTGAACTCCGCTGCAACGCAAAGAATAGGGCAAGGCAACCTAGAAAACCTTAATGCAGGAGCACAAGAAAATCAACTTGAAAACCAAGAAGATTTGCTTGATAAGGTACAAGAGCTTGTTGATTTAACTAAAGAAGGAGGATCTGGAGGGGGTGGAGATATATCTATAACTGTCAATTCTTCATCTACTGGAGCTACAAGCGGGGAGCAAGAAGAAACAAGTGGGTCAACCAAAAAGAGAGATCAAGAGCTCGCACAGAAAATAAAAGATCAGGTACTTCAAGTAATAAACGAAGAAAAAAGGTTGGGTGGAACACTTAGAAGAATATAATGTTTGATATAAAATTAAATGATGAAGTTAGATTTTTTCTTGGCACTTATGAGTTGTCTGGAATAGAATCTCTATCTTTTTCTAATACAAATACCCCTTCTAATATTTTTCCACTTGGCACTAAAAAGGGTATAACCTCTATAGGATCAAAGCAAAACCAGACTGTAGAGTTTTCAAGAAATCTTATATATAAAGATCCAGTTTTAGATTATACTGGCGTGTCGCCTATAGCTGGAGACATATACTATGATAATTCTCATTATGGGTTTAATCAGGGTTATCTTTCTAGCTATAGTGTTAATTGTGCAGTTGGTGCTGCTCCAAGGGTTTCTGCTTCGTTTGATGTTCTTGACGAAATGTTGACTGGTATTGATACTAGTGATAATTTAAATCCAGCAATACACCCGCCAATTGATATACCTTCTCAGGGTTCTATGGTGGCGACAATAGACGGAAAAAGTGAAACAAACAGGGTGACTAGTTTTAATTACTCTTTAAAACCAAGAAGAAAATATTATTATACTATAGGGTCTCGATTACCTTCAGATGTAGAGAGGTTTTCTCCTATGGAATATTCTGCAGATGTCTCTATAGATGTAGATGATGCTTTTTTGCAAGATGGGTTTTCATTTTTAGATAAAAGAGAGGACAAACTTTTAAACTTATCTATAAAAGGGAGAAATGGTTTGTCTATACAAAGTCTTGTTGTCCCAAATGCAAGCCTTGTTTCTGAAAGCTTATCTGTTTCATCTGAAGGAGGAGCTACATTAACATTAACATATAAGGGTCACATTTAAATGTCTGAAGATTATTATTATAATAGAGTTCAAAATTTTTCTGGTATATCTGGTATAGATTTAACTGGGAAAAGGCCTGATTATGGATCTAGGGTGAATTTTTCTGCTAAGAATTTAAGTCTTAAAATACATGATAATCACCTTTATGTAATGCCATTTGGTATTAACAGTTTAGAGGCGGATTTTCAACTTTTATACAAAACCACTGAGTCTGGTGCTGCACAAATTTGCTCAACATTAGAATCTACAAGCGGTATAAATTCTATCTCTTTCGCTGTAGATAATGATATGTATAAAAACAATTTTGGCTATTGTGATGGTTATGCAATAAACCACAAAAGTTTAGAAGATTATGAAGTCGCTACTTCTATAAAAGTAACAGAGGCTCCAAATTTATTTAATTGGAGTGGTACTAATTTTTTAAATTATGATCTACAAAACTGGTCTGGAGCTACAAATTATGAAACTTTTGATATAGTTTATACTGGAATCGATGATAACAAACTTAATAATTTTTACTATTGTACGGGAGATCATGTTTCTAATGCAGACAACTCGCCTACTGGAGCTAATTCTGCTTGGGAAGGGGGAACTGGATTATCCTTTTTCTGGTGTCCAGATGCAGGATTGCAAAACGAAGTTACTTTTGATACGGTAAAATTTGGGGAGAGGTTTGTGAAAAGACAGCTTATAAAAAGAAACACAGCCCTAGTTCCAATATCTTATACGTTTACAGATTTAAATACAAAAGAAGCTTTTTCACTATTGCATTTTTTACAAAATCATGGCGGCTACAGAAGATTTAGACATCAAATACCATCTGTATATAACAGGCCCAAAGTATATATATGCCCACAGTGGAGCCATACTTTTAAAGCTTTTAATGCTCATGACATACAAGTTTCTTTCATTGAAGATCCTTTAGGTGTAATTTACGAAGACAGTTGAAATGGATAGGGTAAATTTAAAAAGTAATAACACTGCGGTTTTTGCTGGAACTTCTCCAGCTTTTAAAACCACGGATGAAACAGGTATACTTTTGGGTGGTGTGCAATCTAGTTCTTTTTCTATACCTGGAAATAGGGAGGTTAAAAAACAGATTGGTTCTTGTTATTATGCTGTTGATGACTTACCTAGACACCCAGACATAGATTTGTCTATTAGTTATCTTTATTCTCCAACTATGGAAAACGAGAAGGTTATAGGTTTAAATGCAGATTATACAAGCGGTGGTGAAAGCCAAGGAGAACTAACACAATCTTTCGTTTCTGGTATTGAATTTTTTTCTAATAACTTTTATTTTTATAATCATCCAGACCAGGGGTCTGATGCTATAGAATATTTAACATCTCAAGATATTACAAACCCAAACAGCGGTGAGATAATATCTTTTGGTAATTGTTTTTTATCTGATTATAGCGTTTCTTTCAGAGTTGGAGAACTACCAACGGTTTCTACTAGCTACAAATGTTCAAACATGAAAGCCGAGCTTTACAGTGGTGATATAGAAACGCCAGCTATAAATTTGGTTTCTGGAAATAATTTGGGTGTTGGTAATTTGGATTTTGACGAATTGATAACCAAAAGAGAAAATTATTTGAATCTGGGTTTAGATGTTGATTTGGCTAATCTAAAAACAGCACAGCCAGGTAACTTGGAATTGCTTTTACAGGATCTTCAGATAGGTGGGCAAAGTATATTAGACTCAAAGCAAATTTTACAAGGTTTTGATTTTAGTTTTGATTTAGATAGAGTTGATCTTTATGGGTTAGGGTCTGATTATGTTTTCAATAGAAAAGTTCAATACCCAGTAAGAGGAACAGTTAGTATAAATTCTGTTGTGGCTAACTATGAGACAGGATTTATTTCAGGGATGCTTAAAAAAGAATCTACTTACGATTTTACCGTTAAGGCCTTAGATTGTGAAAAATTTATAGAATGTGAGTTCAATTTTGATAATGTGAAGCTGGAAACTTTTAATTATTCTCTGGATGTAAATCAGGACATGCAATATTCCGCTTCTTTTTCTTTTTTAATGTATAATAAATAACATGAGAGTTAGAGTTACATATGGTTTCGGAGGTGGGGGTTCGCAAAATCAACCACCAGTTATAACTTCCATACCAAATCAATCAAACACAGAAGGGGATGTAGTTTCATTGCAAGTTAATGCAACAGACCCAGAAAATGGAGTTTTAACTTATTCTGCTTCAAGTTTGCCGACAGGACTATCCATAAACTCATCAACAGGTTTGATATCTGGAACTATAAGTGTGGGAGCTGAAACTTCAAGCCCATACATTACTACGATAACAGTTACAGACGATGGATCTCCAATTGGTAGCTCTCAAATATTAGTCACTTGGAATGTTTCTGCACCTGCGGTAAATCAACCTCCAATTGTTACGACAATACCAACGCAAACAAACGATGAAAGTGATGTAGTTTCTTTACAGGTTAGTGCAACAGACCCAGACGGAAACAATCTTTCTTATTCAGCAACAGGATTGCCATCTGGACTTAGCATAAATAGCGCAACTGGATTAATTTCAGGAACAATAAGTGCTGGTGCTGCAACATCTAGCCCATATACCACAACGGTAACTGTAACAGATGACGGCTCTCCAATAGAAAGTACTGACGAGGTATTTACTTGGAACGTTTCTGTTGTTGTGACGAATCAACCTCCGATTATAACAACCATACCAACACAAACAAACAGTGAGAGCGATGTTGTTTCATTGCAGGTCAACGCAACAGACCCAGACGGAGATAATCTTTCTTATTCGGCGACAGGATTACCAGCTGGGCTTTCAATTAACTCATCTACAGGATTAATATCAGGCACAATAAGCGCTGGCGCAGAAGCATCCAGCCCATACATCACCACAATAACAGTTACAGATGATGGATCTCCAACGGAAAGTTCTGATGAAGTGTTTACGTGGAATGTTTCTGCCGTTAATCAACCTCCCGTTGTTACGACCATACCCACACAAACAAATGACGAGTCAGATGTTGTTTCTCTTCAAGTAAGTGCAACAGATCCAGACGGTGACAACCTTTCTTATTCAGCTGTGGGATTACCTGCTGGTATTTCAATCAACACATCTACAGGATTAATTTCAGGTACAATAAGTGTTGGCGCAGAAGCCTCTAGCCCATATACTACAACGGTTACTGTTACAGACGATGGTTCACCGATTGAAAGCACTAACGAGGTGTTTACATGGAATGTGTCTGCTGTAGCTACCTTAACAGACACCATTCTTTACGATGTCGGAGATGTTGTAGTGGACACAATAAATGGATCTCTGTCAGGCCAATATGTTTATAATAACTATCCTAGCAATAATATTGTGCGCATTGAAATAGGAACAAGCTGTACTAGTATAGGAGATTATTGGATGAGTGGTTCTACCGATCTTAATACTGAATTAACATTCCCAGACAGTGTCACAAGTATTGGCAGTTATGCTTTTGGTAATTGTTTTGCTATCCCAAACACTGTATTGGAGCTTCCAGATAGTGCTGTGACGGTATCTAGCTCTGCTTTTGCTTATTTGCCAGTGACTGATGTTGTTGCTGTCAATACGGCAACAAATCTTTCTGATTATTCATTCTTTGCTTCTACTGCATCGACTGCATATTTAGCTCCATCTTTTTCAAACGTATCAAGTCTAGCTTTCTATTATTGTTCAAACTTCTCAACAGTATACGCCAAAGATGCAGTAGCCAATGGCTGGACGTTAGGGGCGGGACAAAGCATACTAGGAGCATCGAGTGTTACTGTGTTTAACTGGGATAATTATCCAAACCCTATACCGAATTAATAATGAGAAAAAAACCAAAAATTAAAAAAGACGGAAAAACAGGCGAGTATATGTGCTATTTTGTAACTGAGGGTGGAGTAGAGTTTAAAGAATATGGCAAGACTTCACAAGAAGCCTGGAAAAACTTTTTCGCAAAATTCAATAAACAGATGGGCTGGAAGGGTGGATGATGTCAAAAATAAAAAACCAGTTTGGTTTAGTCGTTAAAATCCATTTTAATATTTTTGCTTTCATATCCTTTTGATTTTATTTGATCAATATGTTTTGCACCTTTTCTTTTTTTGGAATAATCTGAAAAATATTTTTCTTTTACTGGATCGATTCCCCCGTTTTTGTCTGCTCTTTTGTGACTTAGTTCTTTACTGTAATCCATCATATCACCGAAAGAACCTTTTTTGTTTGCTGTAGAGTTAACAAACTGATTGACGTTGTTGGGGTCTATTTGAGAATCTATAGATGCATTTGGAACAGTAAATATCCTTTTCCATTCAAGACCAGAAGAATCAAAATACACATGATCTTCAACCATCGTTTGGATTATTTCTTTCGTTTCCATGGTTTCTGGATTTTGATAAATGTATATAGGCATAAAATATTATACACAAACGGGCGTAGTTTTCCAACTACACCCGCTCGTAATATGGTTGTTAGTTATTAATCAATTTTAATTGCTATTGAATCTCTCACCTGCTTTTTGGGCATTGTGATTGTCAATAAACCGTTAGACATTTTAGATTTAATGTCTTGAACAGAAACAAGATCGTTAAGTGTTATCTTTTCGGATTTTTTTCTTTCACCTTTTTCTGCTTTTATTGTTAGTATTTCACTGTTAGCTGTAATTTTTACATCTTCCTTAGAAAAACCAGGAAGCTCAAGCTCTACAGTGTAAACGTCGTCGCTGCATTTAACCCACCTTGTTTTTTGTGGGCTAAAAAGTTCGTCAAATAATGTATTCATAATATCAAACTATTGCACATACTATGCCAAACAAAAAACCTAGGAAATATGGGACAAAATCCCATCCACGG